TTTTAAAATTTTTTTTATAGTTTTATCTGATATTTTTGATTCTTTAGATATTCTATAAACTGTTATATTTTCTCGATTTATTAACTGTTCTATTATTTTTTTTACTATAGTAATATTAGTTTCTTTTTCCATCATTTGTATCACTACCTTTCTTATATATTTTTATTATAATATAATGGTAGTAATTTTGCAAGAATTTTTTATTTCAATAAATTAAAATGTAAGTTTCTTTATTTTTTAAATCTGCTTTTCAACTCCGCTAGCCTCACAAATATTTTTTTAAATATACTAATATTCTATATATCCTTTCATCTCTTCTAATACCTGCAATCCTAAATCACAATCTCTAGCAGTTTCATAACTAACTTCTTCCTGATATTTCATTAATTCAGCTGCAAATTCATTTGCTTCGTTTTCTAATTCGGGAGTATAGCACAGAAAATTATTTTTTAAAAGAAGTGTATTTTTAGAACTATGATAGAGTGCATGTCCTAACTCGTGGCATAATACAACTAAACGCGAATATTCATCCAAATTTTCATTTATGACAATATATTTTCTTCTTAATATCCTTCTGAAAAAACCTTTTATATCTTTAAAGCAACTGTACTTTATTTCAATATTTAATTTTTTGCACAATAAATACGGATTGCTCGTATTGTATTTTTCTATCAAGTTCTTTACTCTACGCTTCATATTTTTATGTTTCTTCATATGAATCCTCTATTTTCTCTTATTTTTCATTTTAGCATCAAAAAAAAGTTCTTGTAAACTATCGTATAATTTTTTCTTATCCTCGTCGCTTACACTGTTATCGTTAAAAAAGTAGGCTGCACTATTCATAACTTCATCTAGTTGTACCCTCTCCCTCTTGTTTAATCTTGAAATCCTGTCAAGTTCTTCGCTTTTGCCAATTGTTTCCCTTCTTTGTTTTTCTAATTTTTTTAATTTTTCAATTTTTTTATCTTTTTCTAACATAGCTATTAATTCTTCTTCTTTTTTTGCACACTCTGGAAATTTCCTTATTAAGTTTTCAACAAATTTCTTGGAAGCTGTTTTTTTACCGTTTTTTATGTTGGATACATAAACATGTGTAACTTCCATTTTTTTTGAAAATTCTGTTAAAGTCATATTTTTCTTATTCAAAAATTCTGTCAAAAATTTTTCTATTTGATAACTCATGGATTCAACTTCCCTTCGTTCATTAATTTACATTATTATTTTACCACATTTTTTCGCACTTCCTAGAAAAAATTTAAAAAAATTCAAAAAAATACTTGACTTGTAACTAAAAATAAGTTACAATATATTTGTAAATAGGAAAAACAAATAACTTTAATTTTTTTTGAAAAAATTCGTAACTAAATTTTAGATACAAAATTTATTTGAAGTTACAATAACAATAGGAGTGATTAAAATGATAGAACTAAAAGAAATAAAAGATATTGTCTCTGACGAAATACAGAGACAAATCACAGACGGCATTCTCGTCAAAAATTACGATGAAGGGGTAATAGAATTTACTGATGAGCAATTAGAAGAAACTCTGCAAGAACTTTCGGAAAATGGATGGGATTCGGAAGAACAGAAAGTTATAAAAGAATGTTTCAAGAATTACAGCTTTGAAGAGGAAGAGGAAGTCAGCGTACCCTATAAAGACTGCAATGGTGGAATTGACTGGTATGACACAGGGGAAACTAGAATAAATTATTTTGAGATGAAAAGAATTGAAGGGAGATGATGATAGAAATGAAAAACACAAAGAAATTGACTAAATTAGAAAAATATGCCGAGATAGATCAGGTTGCACTTTCTGAAGAAGTTCAAAGTTTAGTGTACGAAAGAGTAGAAGAAGACTATTCTTTCAGTATTCCCTCTGTAAAATATCAAGGATATTTTTATAAAGACGGGGAAGAACTTGAGGATGAAAGTGTAACCTCCGAAAGCCTTATAGCTTTGGTTACATATATTACAGAAAAAGGCTTTCCAATAACAAAAATCAACAAAGTTAGATAAAGGAGGAATTTAAAATGAAATATGAAGCATTGGAAATGGTGAATAAGAACAGTAATAAAGTAAGAAAAGAAAACAGCAAAAAGTTAGTGAACAGAATAAAAAAATTATTTAAAAAGTAATTGATGTTTTACCAAGCTCATTAGCGATAGTTAGTGAGTTTGGATAAGATATTAGTTATCTTAGACAATAAAAATATAGATGGGAGAGATTTTTTATGAAAAATAAAATAACAATTGAAAGAAGAAAAAAAGCTGGAGTTTTAGTTCCAAAACTAAATGGAGAAATTTTGGAAGGAGTAAAAAATATAAATATTTCTTACTCCTACGGTGAAACTGAAGAAGAAAAAAAAGAAATTGTTGAATTAACTTTTGAAAATTCTGAAATAGAAATTATTGATGTAGACTAATTTCTTTATCTATAAGTTTTGAAAGTCGAAATTGCTGATTTGGGATAAAAATAGGAGGAATATGGACGGAAAAAAAGAATATGTTAAAAAAATAAAATGTGAACTATATAATGATAATTTTCAAAACTATAAAAAATATCACATACCTAAAAAGGCACAGCTTGTAATAGCAGATATTCCATATAATTTAGGAAATAATGCTTTTGCAAGCAGTCCAGAGTGGTATGTTGACGGAGATAACAAAAAAGGCGAAAGCAAAAAGGCAAACTCAAGTTTTTTCAAAACTGATGTGAACTTTAACCTTGCTGAATATATGCACTTTTGCTCAAAACTTCTGATAAAGGAACCAAAGGAAAAAGGAAAAGCACCAGCAATGATAATATTCTGTGCATTCCAACAAATCAGCACGTTAGTAAAGTATGCTAAAATGCACGGATTTAACAACTATTATCCGTTAGTTTTTATAAAGCATAGCAGTTCGCAGGTGTTAAAGGCTAATATGAAAATAGTTGGAGCAACAGAATATGCACTAGTATTTTACAGAAATAAATTACCAAAATTCAATAATAATGGCAAAATGATAAAAAACTGGTTTGAATGGAAGCCTGATCCAAAAGCAATATACCCAAAAGTACATCCGACACAAAAGCCAGTGAATCTGTTAAAAACACTAATTAAAATATTTACGGATATTAATGATACAGTAATTGATCCAGTCGCAGGAAGCGGCAGCACATTAAGAGCGGCAAAAGAACTAAAAAGAAACAGTTATGGATTTGAAGTGGAAAAGGAATTTTATAAAAAAGCGACTACAGAAATGTTAAAAGAGGAAAAAGTGAAACAATTAAATTTATTTTAGGAGGAAAAATGAAAAAGAGAATATTTAAAAATACTGTAAAAGTGATTTTAACTATCGCATTAACTGTTGCAGCTTATAAATATGCTGCGATAGAAAGAGGGTATTTTTTAGGAGTGATTGGCGGTGGAGAAACGGCAGTTCCAGTATTGTGCTGGTTATTGCTTTGGTTTTTCCCAGCGGCGATTAAAGAAATGAAAGGAAACAAAAATGAGTAGTTTTAAAAGAGCAAAAAAGAGAATAAAAAAAGAAAGTGAAAGCAAAGAACTCTTACAACAAGCTGAAAAATTTAAAGATTTAATTGAAAACAGCAGTGAGAAACTTCTAGAAATGTATGCGATAATGGCTTTGTCAGGCGTTTGTGAACATTATGAAACGAGTTTTAAGATACCTGGAATAACAAGCGAAAGTCTCGAAAAAGGAAATACAAAAATACCAAAATTGTCAGAAAAACAAACTCTATGGTGCAGTTTTGAACTAGAGGATATAATACAAAGAAGTTTTAGAACACTTACTAGAATAGTTGACGAATTTGGATACAACGAATTGCATAAAGGACCACTGGGAGATTTCAAAAATAAATTTGTTACAAAAAATTTTGCGAAACTATATTTTAAAGAGCTAGAAAATTTAAAAGTAAAGTATAAAAATCAATTAAAAACAAGATACAAAGATACTAAAAATGCTTTAAATGAATTATTTGAAATACAGGCTTGTTACAAACTATTTAAAAAGTTTGTATCTAAAAAACTAGAAAAAATAAGCAAAAAGAACAGAATGTATATCAAAACTTTGATAACAAAAACAGATAAAAAATTCGTAGAAATGAAAGAGGTCATCATGGAAAGTGGGGAAGTTAATCACGAAGAAGAGGCGTTAAGTCTACTAGCTTTTGAAGAAGTTGGAATCAAAATTAAATGGGTAGGATATAGCAGAAAAGAAGCTTTAAGAATAAAGAAAAAATACGAGAGGATTAGTGGGTAAATGAAAAAAGAAATTAAGGAAAAAGTGATGAAAATAATGGATTTAGCTCTTGAAATAAACTCAAGAGAAAAAAATACAATTTTTGTTGAGTTTTCTGGTCATACAAATGAAATTTGTGTTCACGCTTATGAAAGCGGGTGGGAACACTGGATAAAAACTGAAGAAGGAAGAAAAAAAATGAATGAAAGTTATTTATATTTAGACAAAGACGATTGTGTTGAAAAATTAAATAATTTAATAGAAAATTTGGTAAAAATGAAAGGGTCTTGTAAATAGGTGGGGGAAAAGGAGAAATATGAAATACAAAGAAATAAGTTACAGAAATGAAAATGAATGGCATAACATAAGGCAAAAGCACATTGGCGGAAGTGATGTAAGTGTTATAATGGGCTACAATGAATATAAAAATCTTGTAACTTTATGGGAAGAAAAAACAGGCAGGCGTGAACAGGAAGATCTGAGCGATAACAAGGCAATACAACGTGGAAAATTAAGTGAAAATTTACTTATAGAACACTTTAAAATCAACAACCCTAATTATACTGTGGATAAACTCGAAAAAACGCTTGAAAGCCTTAAATTTGGTTTTATGAGTGCCAATCTTGACGGAACATTGAAAAACGAACAGGGAGAAATGGGAGTTCTAGAAATTAAGACGGCAACATGCCATTCGTATCAAATTTACAAGGATAAATGGCAAAATGATATTCCAATTGAATATTATTTACAAATTCAACATTATCTATATGTAACTGGTTGGAAATATGCAATATTATATGCTGATATAAAATTAGCTTTTGCAAATAATAAACATGAAATCAAACAATATTTTATTGAACGTGATGAGGAAGATATAAAAGAAATTATAAAAAAAGAGACATGGTTCAATTCATTTATAATTAATGATATCGAGCCACCCTCAAAAAGAAGATTAGTAATATAGGAGGAAAAATGGGAACACAGGAATTACAAGTAATTGAGTTTGAAGTGACAGAACTTGTGCCAGCTAAAGTTTCAAGTAATATTGATGACTTGAAAAACTTTATGAAAATTGTTAAGCAGAAATACGAAGGCTGGATCGTTACTGAAGATGATATTGATATAGCTAAATCAGAAAGAACTAAATTAAATAAACTTGAGAAGAAAATAAGTGATGAGAGAAAGAAAATACAGAAAAAGGCAAATGCTGATATCGAAATACTCATTGATACTCTTAAAACTTATGAAAAAGAAGTAAAGGGAATATCAAACTTTATTGGCGAACAACTTAAAGGATATGATGAAAAAATAAGGGAAGAAAAGAAAGTTGAAGTACAGAAGAAAATAAATAACATCTTCACAAGAAACCCAGGATTAAAAATTTTCCTGGAATGGAATGACAAATGGCTAGATAAATCATTTACTTTCAAGAAAATTGAGAACGAAGTACAAAAACAATATGATGAGCTTGAGAAAAAACAAGACTTCATAAATTCACAAATTGCAAAGGCAAATTCAGAAATTGAATTTATGATAACTTTTGAATCAATGAAATTTTTAATGACTGAGGATTATAACGTTATTACTGAAAAAATTGAAAGCAAGAAGAACGAAATCAAGCAGACAGAGGCAAATTTAAGACAAAAAGCTGAGGAAGAAAAACAAAGAGCAATAGAAGAAGCTGAAATTCAAAAACAAAAAGAAATTGAAGAAATCAAAAAGCAACAAATTGTTCAAATCGAACTGCAGAACATGGAAACTACTAAAAAAGAAAAATATTATGACACAACAATAAGATTTATGAATGCTCCGTTAAGTTTTCTAATAATGTTGAAAAAAGAAGCGGACAGACTAGGAATTGAAACTGAAAAAATATCAAGCAAACAAATTTAGGAGGATATAAAAATGGGAAGACTAGGAAATGAAAATAACAGAAGACAAAACCAATTAATGACATTTACAGTAGGAAATGAAGAAGTAAAGTTAAGTCCTGCAATCGTAAAAAATTACTTAGTAAATGGAAATGGAAATATTACGGATCAAGAAATTAATTATTTCATGCACTTGTGTAGAGCAAGAAAATTGAATCCTTTTGTAAAAGAAGTATACTTAATAAAATACGGAACTCAA